CGGATATACAGATAAGTCTTGTCCCGGAACTAAGTTAGTCTCATCTACTTCTATAAGTAAGTTACCTGATAACACTGCATTATCTACAGACATTCTCATAAAGCCATTCATAAGAGTCTGTGTATCATCCATGTTCTCAGCTATACCCACACCAAAGAATGAATAAGGGTTTAATTCGTAAGGTGCAGCCATATAAGGTATCTTTGCTGGTTTAAATGGGTTAAGTACCATACGTAACAGTTTACCATTACATATCCATATGTTTGCCTGAAGCTCATCATATTCCTTTAACTCTTTAGGTATATCAATTTCATTGTCAATTAATAATTCTGTATCACACATACCCCAATATTCTAGTACTTCAAATCTATCAATACTAGTATCTGGTGAGTAATCAGATAAATCATCTTCCCAATATTTTCTAACATAATTTTCACCTGCAGCAATCGCTTCATCTATAACTTTATCTCTAAAGAAAGGTCTCTTTTTTAATGCACGTAATTGTGTTCTTGACATCTTGTGTCTTTCAATTACATATTGTGCTTCATCCATGTTAGCGGCATCAGGGTCAGGAAAGAAGTTCCAAACAGATACATGATTTAATTGAGGTACAGTTTTAAAGATAGGGTTGTATTCACCTTCATCATCCCAATTAGGATATTCTTTATCTGCTGCAAAAGGTCCTTTCATTACACCTGTACCAAATAATGCCATTTCAAATGCTGTGCTTCTTAGGTGTTTAGATGCACTAGACTCTTCTAATTGGTCATGTATTTTCTTCTGCATTTGTTTTGCGGCTACCATAGCAGGACTAAATGTAATTGCTGAAGGAGTTTGTCCTACACCTTCTCTTAGATTATCTATATCCTGTAGCTTGTCTGTAAGAGGTCCTAGCTTATCATTTAGTGATTGTGCAGTAGCACCTGCTGGTAACTCCTTACCATCACCAGTGAAGCCATACGGACTATCTAGGGCAGGTTCGTCTTTAAGCTGTTCAGGTTCTTTAGGGTCAAAGCTTACATCTCCTACTACACCTTCAGGTAATTCAGTAGGTTCTATGTTTATAGGAAATTTACCACCTGCAAATAAAACGTCTGTTATCTGACCATACGCAGCTAGGGTTTTTGTTTTTGTAACCTTAATAAATACACGTGACTTTTCAGCTTCAGTAAATTGTACGTCTGAACCATATAAACCTCTATAGTTTCTGTATGCTCTTAGCCATCTTTCTTCGTCATTGTTTCTATAATCTTCTGACCTTTGATATTTTTCAGATACAAAGTCAACCATACTACTTACTTGAATATCATCAACTATACTTTCGTCAGTATCTTCTAATCCGATTGCTTTGTCTTCCATTATTACTTCTTCTTCAGCCATGTTATTTTCCTTTAATATCCAAATGTAGAGTCTGCTATTGGCATACTTCTCTTAGGACCACCCATAGGGTCATAATCAAATATACTAAATCTTGGTCGTGACATTATACCATATCGTAAGGCATCATACAAGTGGTCTTCTGAATGTGTATCAATATCTTCAGGGTTCTTTTTATCAATAGGTAAAGCAGGTAACTGCGATGTTATATTAGTACAAGTATTAAAAAATACTAATCTAGGTTCTTCTGTAAACTCATCTACCTGTAATCTTCTATGTATTTCATTCTTTCCTGATACACGACTACCTTTACTTCTATCTGAAGGTCTCCAACGACACCCTCTCATAATCATCTGTTCTGCAAGAGATGGACCAGTATCACCACGTTTATGCCAAAGGCTACTATCCAACACACCGTACTTAATATTTCCATCACCTGACTCTGCTTCTAATATCATATCTGCCAAATCTGTGGCAAGGACTTTGCTAACATAGAGTTCTCTATATACAATAAGTTGTTCAGATGGCGATACAGCAAACCAAACAACCCCAGACTTACTACCGTAACCATAATCGCAAGCTCTAAACTTAACCCAATTACTAGGTATGCGAAAAGGCTCAACAGTATGGATGCTCCTATCAAACTCAGTAAAAGCAGCACCTTCCTTAATATCCCAATCGCCATCCAATAATTGCCTTCGTTGCTGTTCAGGTAATGATAAGAGCATGGCTTCGTAATCCCCTTGCTCTGCAAGATAAGGATTGTCTGATAATCGTGCAGGGATAAATCTCCTTTTAAATAATGATTTTCCAGCCTTAGCATGTCCTGCCGGATACTTAAGTGCTTCTCCTGTTTCAATATCGGTTGCATCGTAGGGTCTTCCATAAGGTGATGGGTCAATAAACATTTTCTTTACCCAGTGATGACCTCTTCCACCCGGGTTAGTAGTTGCCCTCATATAGATAGGCAAATCAGGTGCAGTAGAACGAAGTCGTGACCTCATGTAATTCCAAGCATACGGAGTAGACCATTGTGTTAATTCGTCAAACCCTATCCAACTAAATGCCAAACCTTGATAACGAAGTACGTCATCATCTCTATCTAGGTATGACATCCATAACCTTGCACCAGATGGTGCAACCCATTGCATCTTTCTTTCTGACCATTTAATTCCCGGATATACTTTAGGATATATCTCTTGAGATTTAAATATAAGTTCTCTTAATTCTTCTGTCGTGTGTCGTAATAACAATCCACTAAATGATGGATGACCCATATAACGTAGTGGGTCTGCTAACATAGCATATGATTTACCACCACCTGCACTGCCACCATATAATACTTCTCGTTCACCTGCCGCAAGAAAGTCTGTTTGAGGACCTTCATTAGGTTTAAAGATTACATTATGTGATTCTTCTAACGACTCAATCTTTTCTGTAACTTGTATGCTAGGCTTTACTACCTGTTGCTTCTTTTTGTTGGCTTGCACCTGTTCTTGCTTCTTCGATTTCTTTCGCTTTGGTGATTGCCTTTTCTGCATACTCTGCCCACTTGCGTAAGCTTCTAGCTTTGTTTTTACGATGTTGCTCATTATCCAATCTTTTTCTTAAACCTACGTGTGAAATGTATCTATCTGTTTGTTTACTTAACCAATTAGCTACTTCACGATAAGAATATTGATTTACATATTTACGAGCCATCTCTAATTTATCTAGCTCATTTGGTATAGGGTCTAATAAGTATGAATCATCTTCATTTAACTTATAACCAAAAGGAACAGTTCTTGCTATACGTGGTATTTGTATCCACTCTGTTTCTTCCTTTAAGTCTGTTGGTTGTGGTAGCTTCCAACTACCTATAGACCTAGCTGTCATCTTCTTCCTGTGTTACCTGTTTAGGTGGCATTAATACAACACCTCCTGTTGCTTCTACTTGCATCTTCTCAGTTTTCACTAAGCCTGTTCTATCTAGTAGTTCTTTAGCTGCAGACATCTTATCTCTAATACCTAACTCAGTAGGGTCATACAAACCACCCACCATAGCCATTGCGGCTTTAGGTGCGTTTCTACTCATATATAATTGAGTCGCTTCCATGATTTCGTCTTTCATAGATTTTACTACTTCAGATGTATTAGAGTTATCTGAATACCCTGCTAATTTTTTAGCAGTTACTACATCCCCACCTGCTTCATCAAATAAAACAGATAGAAACTTCTGTTGTCTTTCAGTTAGTTCTCTACTCATTATGCAATACTTTCTCTAGCAAACTGCCTATCAACACGAGTAATTAATCTATCGGCTCGGTTAGGAGTTTGTTTATACCAATTACTATCTTCCATCTCATCTGCCATTCTTTCCCAATCTAAATCTTCTACGGCAGCAATCATGTTCTTAAACTTAGATAGTCTAGGTCTACCTAATTGAAAACACATATTAGCTAATACATGTTGTATCTCTTCAGGTAGATTATCAAATTGAGAGAACAGTAAGTTACAATCGTTTATAGTTGTTTTAATGTCTCTCTCAAACCAATCGTTTACTTGGTCATGTGGTATTTTAGTTCCTATAGGTTTATCATAGAACTCTTCATCCCATTCAGTAATAAGGTGTCCTATACCTCCTGTTAAATGCCCAAGTGAACATCTATATATTTCAAACTTTATGCCTTCATCTTCTGCTAATTCATCTTGTAGTTTTATTAAGTTCATTAACTATTTACTTTCTTTAACT